TTTTTTCTTAAAAACCCTAACACACACACATAGAAACGCAATACACAGACCATGCACTAACGTTATTTACTTCATGAACCACCCCAGAAGAAGAAGTATAGAAACTCCTGGTGACGTATTTATTTATTTATTCACTGATAGATGACAACCGGTTCTGCGCTAAACATATCACGATAATGTTTATAATCCGTCGTCAATGTGTACAATCCACACATTAAAGGCAACAAACTGTTTCCTTCCTTAGTGTAATGTCTATCCTCCACATACGATGCCAATACTTCACAATGAGCCATACTATCGAACGGTTTCATCACGTCACAATACGACTCATATTTTTCTCGCATAACATTTTCATCCACAGTGTTACAATGCCCCAATTTTACTAACCTCTTCACAGGATCAGGCATAACGCGCACAACACCATTCGCTGGTACCAAATAATTCGAACAAATGTACCCATGACTGCTCTGAGTGGCTTTCGCTGGCAACCCATACTTACTAGCCATAACTTCCGAAACACCGTGAGTATCAATCAGACCAGACAAAGCTACTAACGAATCATCACCTAAAAATATAGCAAAATGCATATCCGAGATATCATACGAATCTGCAACAGTCGCCATATTTACAACAGTATTTCCCAACGCGGTAGTCGCATCTCCTGAACGTCTCTGATAATACATGAGCATACGAATACCAGCCGACATCGACAACATGTTACATTCCATATGCCCATTTTGCCACATCACCGAATCCTCAAAGTTCATACCCACAAACTCATACAAAGCCCACTCAAACGCTAGACAACGATAACCCTGAGACTTGTCATACGAGTCGTAATCATTTTCCAAGAAATTCGTAATATCACCGTGCCTGAAAAACTGATTGACAAATTTTTCAATGTCTTCGTTACTTTTCTGCATGAACATCGTAACGTTAGGCTTCAAAAGAGAGTTAATCCTGTTACGTATCTCCATAAACAAAGGAGAAAAGTAACCGTTAATATCTTTATCGTGATAAACTACAGTCTGAACTTTTTGATACTCGTACAACGGTTCCTTCGTTGTCTTCGGCTTTACTGTCGACTTCAAAGTTAACCAATAGTTAGTCAAATTTTTCTCTTCCATGGAAAAATTTTTTGACCTCAAAACGTTAATGGCTCCAGGTTTCAACCTGCTTGTCCATAAATTGACGTTATCTCGAGTTAACTTCACAGGCTTCTTTCGCATTTCCACTGCTCTTTCCACAGCATCAGACACGCAATAAGTATCCAAAAACTTTTGCAAAGCGTTATCAATCAACAAAGTAACATCCGTACCATCGCTAAGTTTAGGAACATTCATATTGCGCGCGGCCAAAGCTCTAAGAGTTTCTGGCATACTCTGTGGCCTATCATAAGAGTGAGTAGTAACTAGCTTTGGCTTGAACGTTGTAATAGGGCGTAAACCCGTAAATTGATGCATCGTCAAAACCATACTAACAGGACTAACCACAAACTCTTTATCGCTGTAATGAAGCAAAGACGAATCTCTTGACCGATCATCATCAACTCCTGGAAACATATCATTATGAACAATCTGCATCGCAACCAAAGGCGCCGCTAAAACTGTAGTTTTTACGAACCTCTCTGGTATCCTACGCACTACATCTTGCACATCTACGATACGTACATCAAGATCTGTCGACTCAAACCCTGCATTATCATCGATTATTTTTTCAGCGATCTCCTTCTCTTCTTCATTCAACACAACTGAAGCCACTACAGGTTTTTCCTCTTCTACGACTATAACTGGCTGAATTTCAGGTTCAGGTTTCTTCTCAACCACACCTATAGTCCTGGCAACGATCTGCCTACGGACTTTGTCTGCAGCTATCAATTTTCCTCCCTTGATCAATTTTTCTTTCATACGTTCTAGAAACGACAAAGGTTCGATAGCAGCACGCAACTCTTCACACCCAGGAAACCCATCATTGATACGAATACCGTCCAAGGAATACTGAAAATCAACACCCACGACATCCTCGTAATAGAAATACGGTTTAGCACGTTCAATCTTAGGCAGTAGCATCTTTGTATCGACAGCAGACGCCACCCAATCCCTGGCAACGTCAGTTACCGACGCCACCGTACCACATACTGCATGCCAAAACGCAACACTCACTCCACGCGCCAATAGCCCGAGTATACTAGTCCTAGTCAACGCATCACGAGTCTTATCATCTTGTCGCAACCTAGAGTCAACCATGGCTTCATCCCTGCGTGATTCGTAAGCAGCGGCGAACAACACATAAGCACAGTGTGTTATTTTTTCCTCAGTAATCACTTCAGGCAATTTGATAGAAGAATTCGCAGCTATAACACGCGTAGATTTCAAATTCAGGTAATTATGAATTTCAGCGCGAGTGATTGTCTCTTTCGGTAGATCACAAGCGTACGAAAAAGTATGCTCAATCAACTTCGCGGGCATCAGAAACTTGAATTCCTCGTACGAATCTACATCACGAATGTCAGAGCCCTCCCTAGGTTTATAAGACGTCACTTCAAAGTACTCCCCGTTAAAACCACGCCAAACCGGATGCGCAACAACGTCCGCCGTAAAAGGTACTCCCGTTATGTTGACCATCTTATAGATATACATAGAGCCACGCACACCTATTATTTCGTAACGAAAGTGATACCCAG